AAATACTAGATAAGATTACGGTTGAAGAAAGTAAATTGGTTAATACTAAAATAAAAGTTGAGGAAGCTCCTCAAACTCCTGTTTCGGTTCAAGACTTTCAACAACAATACCAACAACCAGCTCAACAAGCAGCACCTGATCCTGAGCCTGCGGCGCAAGATTGGGCAGAAAAAAACAAGTGGTTTGGTGAAGATGAAACCATGACGTTGGCTGCTTTTAACATTCATCGAAAATTAATTGAAGAAGAAGGGTTTGATCCTTCTGATTCAATGTATTATGATGAGATAGATAAACGTATCAGAGTTGAGTTTCCTCATAAGTTTGAAGACGGTGGGGAAGTTAAACCGAAACAGAAGATGCAACAAACTGTTGCCCCGGCTGTAAGGTCTGAAGGCTCTGGACGCAAACGACAAGTTAGACTTACCAAAAGCGAAGTTGAAATGGCGCGTCGTTTGAATGTACCGGTTCAAGAATACGCTAAACATATTAAAAGGTAAGAAACTATGACAAAAGAGAACAAAAAAACAAACAACAGAACACCACGTTCTGCAGATACTCGAGCTGATATGAACGCTCGCAAACCTTGGCGTCCCCCATCTATGTTGGAGACTCCACCAGCACCTGAAGGTTATTCCTACAGGTGGATAAGAGCCGAAATTGTCGGTCAGGAAGATAAGAAAAATGTTATGTCAAGATTACGTGAAGGCTTTGAGCTAGTGCGTAAAGAAGAGATAGGAGATTTCGAGCTTCCAACGATGGACGATGGAAAGCACGCTGGTGTAGTAGCCGTGGGTGGTTTGCTTTTGGCTAAGATTCCCAATGAAACGCGTGATGAAAGAAACGCCTACTATTCTGATCGTGCGCAATCCCAACAGGATGCAATTGATAATGATTTGATGAAGGAATCTGACCCGTCTTCTCCGATATTAAAACCTCAGAGAAGTTCAAGCGTTACTTTTGGTGGTGGCAAAAGAGATTAATTTTTTGCTGCTTAAAACAACTTTTTAGATAAAGGTAATATTATGGCAAATAAAAATGCACCTTTCGGTCTGAAACCAGTTGGCGAATTAGGTTCGGGTTATAACACTAGCGGAACAACCGAATACTCAATTGCTTCTGGTGCGTCCGGAAACATTTTTTCAGGCGACTTAGTTAAGATGGCTAACACAGGTACTATTTTAGTAGCTGCTGCTGGCGATCAAGCACTAGGCGTTTTTAGGGGATGTAAATATACCGACTCAAATGGCGATGTAATCTATTCAGCTTACTGGCCAAACGGTACTGTTTCATCAGATGCGGTGGCATTCGTAGTTGACGACCCAAATGCCTTGTTTGAAGTCCAAAGTGCTGCTACTGGCTCAGTTGTTCAAACTGTAGTTGGTAACAACGCTGATATTGTTTATTCAACTGGATCAACTCAAACTGGTATTTCTGCTGTTAAAATCAGCGGAACAACTGCAGCAACTTCAGCACAATTAAGAATTGTTGGTTTTTCAGGAGATCCTGACAACAATGCTTTAGGTACTGGAACGTTGTCTACAAACGTTAACATGATTGTCAAAATTAACGAGCACTTCTATGCTCAAACTACAGGAGTCTAATCATGGCAATTAATCGTTCACAATTAGCAAAGGAACTCGAGCCTGGTTTGAATGCCTTGTTTGGCATGGAATACGCTAGGTACGATAACGAACATGCAGAAATCTTTGATACTGAAACTTCAGATAGAGCTTTTGAAGAAGAGGTACTAATCGTTGGCTTTGGGAATGCCCAAACTAAAGCTGAAGGATCTGGTGTTGCATTTGATAATGCAACTGAAGGATATACTTCAAGATACAGCCACGAAACAGTTGCTCTTGCTTTTGCTCTAACAGAAGAAGCTGTTGAAGACAATCTGTACGACAGACTTGGTTCAAGGTATACAAAAGCCTTGGCTAGATCTATGGCAAATACAAAGCAGATTAAAGCTGCTTCAGTATTAAATAACGCGTTTAGTAGCAGCCATACAGGCGGCGACGGTCAACCTCTTGTTTCTAGCTCTCACCCTCTCGGTGGCGGCGGAACTGCAAGTAACAGACCATCAACTTATACTGACCTTAATGAAACTTCATTAGAAGATGCTCTTATTTCTATCTCAACTTTTACTGATGACAGAAATTTAGCAATTGCATTACAAGGTACAAAGTTGATTGTTCCACCTCAGTTGCAATTTGTTGCTGACAGATTACTAGAAACTCCTGGAAGAGTTAGTACATCTGACAACGACATCAACGCTATTAAGAATATGGGCATGGTTCCTGAAGGATACGTGGTTAACCACTATCTAACAGATACTGACGCTTGGTTCTTAAAAACTGATTGTCCTGACGGATTTAAACATTTCCAAAGAAGCCCAATGCAAACTGCACTAGAAGGTGATTTTGATACTGGTAATATGAGATATAAAGCCAGAGAAAGATACAGCTTCGGATTCTCCAACTGGAGAGCAGTATTTGCATCTCAAGGTGCTTAATACCCGTTACTCGGGGTGGGTTGTTTAAACCTACTGAAAGGGAGCTTAGGCTCCCTTTCTTTTTTGTAAAATAAATTTACAAAAAGGTACCTTAAATAAGATTCTTATTGTAGAATCTCAGTAAACCAATTATAAATACTATGAATACTGGTTTACATTCGAGTTTATCTTTAGCAAACTCACCCTGCACTGGTCGTTGTACTACGTCTATGGCCCCCTTTGACGAAAGATGTCAAGGATGCGGCAGAAATATTGAACAAATACGCGATTGGGAGTCATATTCTGACTATGATAAGAAAATAGTTAATGTAAAAAACTGGCTAGAAGGTTATGATATAAGGCAGAAAATTGAGGCAGAAATGAGTTCAAAAGATCCCAAAAAAATACAAAATATTCAAGGCAGAATGACTACTGTTATTTCTTTGGTAGAGATGATAGGTCAAGATATGTTAGATGAGTTTGGTAAAGACCCATCAATAAAAGAATCTTATCAAGCTTTATTTAGCTGTAGAGAGCAAATACTCAAGTCAAAAGAAAACTTCCCTCAAGACTGCTAAAGTAGTATAGTTATCTAAACCGAGATAACTTGTTGCTCCAACTGACTCGGCAGACTTACTCCAAAGATGGCGCAACTAATTTAGCAGGAGAAAACAATGGCTAAATCAACTTTTTCAGGTCCAGTCAAATCTTTGGCAGGATTTATTTCAGCAGGGACTAACGCAACCGTAAGTCTTACAGCTGACACATCCTTAACTGTAGACGCACATGCAGGTAAGATACTTCTATGTAATGACGCTGATGGTAAATTTACATTACCCTCAATTGTCACTACTACACCAAGCGATCCAACAGATCCAAATCAAACCAATAATTTAGGTGCATCATTCACCTTTGTTATTGTTACCGCAGCTACTGATTTAGATATCAAAACAGACGGTACTGATAAGTTTGTTGGTGGTCTATATACTGGTGTTAACAACGCAACAGGTAAAACCTTTATTTCAGGTGCATCTAATGACGTTATTACACTTAACGGATCAACCAAAGGCGGATTAGCAGGAAGTATTATTAAAGTTCACGCTATAGCAAGCGCTAAGTATGCTGTAGAAGGAATCACTTTAGGTTCAGGAACTCTAGTAACTCCATTTGCTGACGCTTAATATTAGGAGATAATTATGGCAGGTAGAATTGTAGGATCAGATGTAAAGACAGCTACAACCACTTCTTCTGCTACCGGTGGTGCAGTTTTGCAAAACGGTAGAGCAAGATTAAGAGGATACATCATAGCTGGCGGATCTTCTGACGGTACTGTTACTTTCAGAGATGGAACTGTTACAGGCTCTACCATATTAATTGCTCCTTGCAACGCTAATGATACTGAAACAATGAACATTCCAGATTCTGGTGTTCTATTTGAAGACGGTATTCATGTTGTATTAAGTAATATAGATAGAGTAACTGTTTTTCACTCTTAGTATTTGAATCTTTTTGTAGTAGCACTTATTATGGTGCTACTACATTTTAATTATGGCAGCTAAGAGAAAATCAAAACCCATACGCAGAACCGTAGGTAAAGGCGGTAATTATCGTCCTACCAAAAAAGGTGCTGGTATGACAAGAAAAGGTATTAAAGAATATCGCAAAAAAAATCCAGGCTCAAAACTTAAAGGAGCAGTCACTGGTAAAGTCAAGAAAGGATCTAAAGCTGCAAAAAGAAGAAAATCTTATTGCGCTAGATCTCTTGGTCAACTAAAACGTAGTTCGGCTAAAACTAGAAATAATCCTAATTCAAGAATACGTCAAGCAAGGAGAAGATGGAAATGTTAAGAAAAATTAAAAAAGTTTCTAGAGAGCTAAACAAAGCCTCTAAAATGCACAAAAAACAATCTAACACTTTAAAAAAATTAGTTAAAGATGCCAAGAAAAAAAGACCCCAAAAAAGGAACAGGAAAAAAACCAAAAGGTAGCGGTCGTCGTCTATATACTGACGAAAACCCTAAAGATACTGTATCAATAAAATATGCGACTTTGCAGGACGCAAGAGATACAGTTGCTAAAGTAAAAAGAATAAGTAAACCTTTTGCTAGAAAGATACAAATATTAACAGTTGGTGAGCAAAGGTCTAAATATGGTGGTAAACCTAGACAAGCAGAAATATTTAGACGTGGTAAAGATGCAATTAGAAAAAAATTTGGTAGAATTAAATAATGGCAAAAAAAGTAAAGAGCGGCGGAAAAATTTGTCCAGAAGGTAAAGCTTGGGCAAAACGCACATTTGATACATATCCCAGCGCATATGCAAATATGGCGGCATCTAAATATTGTAAAGATCCAAACTATGCTAAAGGTTCTAAAAAGAAAAAAAGAGTT